TCGTGGTGCTTTTACCAGACTGACGAGGCAGCTTGGCAATGATATAACGATTGTTATGCATCTTATTTACCATATCTTCTTGATAATCATATAGTTCAAATGGAACTAAACCCTTATCAAGAGATACAACTTTAACATATTTCTTTATGAAGTAGATTGGATCCTGAGAGCAACGAACATACTCCCGAATCTGTTCTTCGGTGAAGTCAATCTTTACTCCAGCTTCTTTTAGGTTTGGATTACCTAAGTATCCTTTAAATTTCCTCGACATTCTTCACTTCCGCATCAATTATATCTAGAGCCTTTTTCTTGCTCCGTTCAGGATTGATTAGATCCTGAAGATCACTTGTAGAACCAATAAAGAACGAATTGTTCGTTGTTGACTTTATTGTAGTCTTGTTTGCTTCATTCTTGATTTTCTCAAGATCTATGAGATCCTTGTTAATCTCAGACATGGTTTTCAGCATTTGAGTTACAACTTCATATGCTCTGGGAGAATCACCTTCTGTTGCAACTTTCATAATGCCTTCAAGAGCAACTTTAGATTTTGTAATTATCTCATACAAATTTTCTCTGGCATATTGATAATCGCTATCCTCTTTTATTATATTCTTTGAGGATAAACTATTTCCAGAAGGTTCAATATTAAAAAAATTATCTAAATTGTTCATTAGCAAATACCACTACACTCTAATATATTTACATTAAAATATTTACTTTCTATTATAAATCCATTTTTAATTAAAATAGAAAATTTTAAAGACTCTGATGTACTCTGTCCGCAATAATTTAAGCTATTACACATTGCAGAAACCATAGAAGAAACCTGGCTAGCAGTTAAACTTGTAGTTTGATAAGGTAATGCTAGAGAATAAATTACAGTTCCTTCGTGTACTATTTTTATCTCAGTTATTGATTCCGGAACATTGGTTGCTGTCCATGTGCAACTTGTTCTAAAAGTTGTATTGTCTGTTGGCAAATTAAAAGAAAATGTTCCAAAATCATCATTTATTTGTATACCGTGAATTGGATATAGGGGAGTAGGTTCAGATACACTATCAACGCCTTCCATTACTATAGTTTCATCAAAAGTAGTAATTAATTTACCTTCTTTTATTTCGCCAAATACAAAAGAAGATGCCAAGAATGAAAATGATCCGATTATCATTCTTCTGCTAGTCAAAGATCCCTCATGATCGTCTGTTAATCTAAATTCCCTATAAGAGATAGGTACATTTACATTTTTAAAAATATCATTAAAATTTATTCTTATATTGAATTCTGGATTAAAATATGGTAAAATTTGTTCCAATATTTGAAAAACTTCATCTAAACTTCTTGAATAAAAATAAACATTAAATAAAATTTGTATTGGAGTTTCTGAAAAAGTTTTATTAGTTTCTACAATAGCTCCAGATGCATCCGGTGTACTTGTAGATGTGGTTAGAGTTTTATTTCTTTTTCTTGTTGGATCATAAGAAACAGCAAGAATTTCAAAACTCATATAAGGTAAATTAATTTGTGTTTTTATTTTATCAGTAATAGAAGAATTTGTTTCTAATCTTTTTAGAAATTTTTCTTTAGAAGAAAATGTTATTGGAACTTTAACCTTTTCTTCTATTCCTGTAGAATCATTTTTTCTTATAACGTATATTTCATCAAACAGAGAACCAAAAGCTATAACTAGTTTTCTAATTGATTGATTATTATAAGAGCTAAACATTAATAGTTACCTTCAGAGAATGGATCTGTTTCAGTAAAGTTAATTATAGCAATATCTATCTTGCTACCAGCACCAGTAAATCCTCTCTGGAAATCTAATGGATTTGTTTCTCCTGCAAGATCTTCTTTTATTACATTTATTGGTACAATCTTATCCGTAGTATTTACACTCAAGATTCTGAATGTAGATCCAGAAACTTCACTAATTAGGACTGTTGGGCTATTGAATGTTATTCCATTTATAGCAGCCATATCAGCATTCATGGTAGTTCCGCCCAGATCAAAATCAAGCATTCTAAAGTATGCTGTAGTTCCGGCAACGGTTCCAGATACTGAATACTTTTCACCACGAACTGCTCTATTATAAGCAGCAGTAAATCCTGAGAATGTAGCTCCAATTATAAAGTTAAATACATTCTGTTTAGATTCGCTAAGAGTATCCATTTCTGTATTTCCAGTTTCAAATTGTTCAGCAGAATAAACAAATGTTTCACATGCCAATGTAAAAATATAATTTTTATCCAATTGATAAAAAGGAAGCTCATGCTCAACAAAATTTATCTCAAATATAGTTTTACTTAATGGAAAATAAATTAAATCCCCTTCATTTGGACGAATTATTTCAGCATCCTTAGTAGTTATTTCTTGATTAAATCTTTTTTTACTTACTATTAAATTTAATTTATCTTTTACTTCAATTCCGAATTTTGTAATTATATCAGTACCTTCAAAGCCAGAAATAGAAGCAACATATACTTCAATTGGATATGCTTTTGTAAATTTATTTAAAGGATCTTCGCCAAATAATCTATCTAAATTTACAAATTGTCTAGGAATATACCAGACATTTTTACCCATCATTTTAATAATTTCAATGATGTTGTCCTCAACAACATTTTGTTCTGTTTCTTTAAATCTAAAATGAGGATTTAGTACCATTTTTATCCAGTCATCATATCTGGAGGTAATTCATAAGATGAAACAATCTGATCTTCAAGAATTGCTATCTCTTGCATCGCTTCTGCAAAAATTTGACCGCCTCTTAAAGAAATACCACCGGGCAAAGAGACACCATCATATTTTGATAGATTTGCTCCCCATTGTTTTTTAATTAGAGCAGTAAAATATTTTTTAAGCATTCTATCATTATAAATTTCAGGGTAAAGATCTGGATCTAGATTAACATATCCCTCTATCGCAAGATAAGTTCCTGGAGTTAATATCGACCAATCTGTTTCGATGTATAATTTATTAGTTACTTTATTAAACCTTATAGTTCTTTCTGGATCAAACATCATTTCTATAAGTCTAATATATCTTTTAGTCAAATCATAATTTGCTATTGGAGCAGAATTTACAAATCCTAAATTTGTATTAATTCCATAAACGTCATTTAGTGCAAGTTGATATCTAATATCAAATAACTCATTTGCATTCAATGAGCCAAAAGGAAAAACTCTGATTATGGATAAAATATCATATCCGTTTGGATTTGCACCGGAAGAACCAACTATAGGGCCTAAATTATCAGTATTGATATACTTATTAGTAATATCAGCTTGCGTTAAGGCATAGCTGAAATATGCTCGTTCTACACCATCAAAATGACGCTCTGCGAAGAATTGCAGAGCGTCATCAAGACGATCATTAGCTTGTTCGTAGTCTACATTTATTTCGACTACTGGTGCTCCAAGCTGTCTATAAGCATATTGAATCAGCGAATCTCTTGTATTTGGTTTTGCCATTGCAAATATTTATGCAAAGCAAAAATCAAGTCTCAGGAGTTGGCCTATTATTTCTAAGATCTTCTACCTTTTTTTGCTTCATTTGTTCAATTTTTTCCATTATTTCCAATACTTCTTTTGGAGCTTCTGGCAATGAAACATCGACTTGGCTTAAAGTCTTGAAATCTATATTTTCAATATAATATTTTCTGGATTGTGGTTCTTCTGCTTCTTTAGGACCACTTGTAGTATAATTGCTAAATCCAGGCATACTGATAGGACAATTAAGCGAAGGATAATCTAATTTACTGTATTCTTCGTCTGAAGAGTTTAACCAAGTATTTTTCTTATCTCCACAACCACAACCTCCACAATAAAATTTACCTTCTGTGGATGATTTTTTCAAATGTACGCATGGTGGTAATTCTCCACCAGAATCTTGATTCCCAAAACAACTAAGAACTCTTAATTGTTTTACTGGTTTTTCTACTTTTTTATCTTTTAATCCTCTAGAAGCCATCGCTATAGAATAGCCCTGAATCATACTCAATGCCTTTACAATCTTTCCTTGTTCCGGCATTGGAGTATCAGAAAATTCTTTCTTTTTCTTATTGCAGCCACAATCCTTTTTTTCATTTGACATAATTCACCTCAAATAGTTAAACCATTAATATATTGTACTCCTAATGTTGATCCTGTCAATGTAAATTTTATTACTTTATTGAATGTAATATCATTGAATCCAGAGGATCCAGTAACTGATATATTTTCAAAATTTAATTGAAACCTATCAGCTCCGCAAATAGAAACGCTTGGAGATCCACTTGATGTGTCATATAAAAATGAATCTTCCGAACAGTCAATGTAATCGCTAGAGAAAGAAATACCAGCAAAATATTCTACATTTGATGTTGGATTAAAGAATGCCGTTCTATCATCATTTAAAAAGAACCACTCTTTCAATCCGGAAGGTAATGTAAGTAAATACCAGCCCTCATTAAAATTAACTGTTAAGCCAGTTCCTGATGAGAACGTATATTCAACTAATTTATCGTATGTTCCTCCTAGAGGATGAGTTTTGGGAAAAAGCGGCATTGCTCCTTCCCATGCAGGACCACTACAAGTTTTTCCCAACAATTCATTAAACCATTCGCGCATCATGGTTAATGTAAGAGTTTGTTGTATTAATGTATTTTCTTGAATTTCATTTAATTCAGAGGCTTGTAATTTTGATCCTGGTTTAAAACCAACAGAAGTGTAATTCTTTTTAGGATCTAAATCTACATTCGACCCCCAAGCTCTACTTGAGTATGGATAATTGGTAAGGGGAAATTGATTATCAAATGGGTATGTTGACATATTAAATCTTAAATGTTGCTACTATATTATATGTATCACGTGAACTGCTTGCTGTAACATTTGATGCAAAAATTACAGGACAACCATCAAATTTAAATGTCGGATTTATTACAGAATTTATGGTAGCAATACCGGTTGTTTTATCTGAATTTTGATAGGCAAATGTCGCAGACGTAGTGACCGAAGTAAAATCATAAGTTGATATTTCTGCATTAGAACCTTCTATAAATGCTATTGTGTATGCAGACAATGGATATTCTGGTAAAGTAGAATTATCTACATTATTAAGAGTTATTTCTCTAGATAATTTATTTGTTAGGAAATTAGTTTCCGTTTGACCACTATCAAACACTAATGAATCTTGAGATAGCGGACCTCCAGATTTACTTATTGTAACGCTAGCACTTGTCTTTTTAATAGGAGCTGAATAACTTCTATTCAAAACAGGAGAAATTTTTCTACCATCAAAATACTTCATTCCTTGATATATTGCGGCAGATTTCAAATCAAAAGATGCAGTAGATTTACCTGTTATAGAATAAATTTCAGATTTAGAAACAGTTACTTCTACTGCAACTGTATCTGGTCTTAGAAGAGCATATATGTCTAGGTAATCATCTTCTTGGTCTGTTGGTAGCAGACCAAATTCTATGCTGGCCAAACATTTTGAAAAGTCGCCATTTGGACTAGAACCTATAATACTTGAATCATATAAACTAACCGCTTCTGCATAGGAACAATTGAATGGACTATCTTCTCCTACAACTTCAACTCCTATCACTTTCCATCCTAAATTAGAACCAATATATTCGGTTTTTAAATATAATTCAAATTTGTCTAAAGTACCATCAGTTTCTACATAAACTCTTGGTCTTTCTGAACTAACATAATATGATTCACTAGGAACATTAAACCATACTGCATTTACTATTTGTCCAGATTGAAAATATTTTTGTATTTCAAAATTTCTTCTAAAAGTATTAGTTGATGAATATTGAGTATAGATAGAATCAAATATATCATAATTTGTATAAACAGCTACTGAAGAATCACAAGGAGTGCAACCAGCTGTTCCAGAATAATTAAAGAATCCACCACATATTCCTAAAAGTCCAGGTTTATATTGTGTGTGAAGATCTGTTAAATTGCCCATTAATCTACAGGTCCATTCATTTGGAACTGTGTGTGCCTGAACTAAAACCCCAGCATTTAAGCAAATACCATTTACTTCTCTATTTTCTTTTGTATAATAGCAGCATGTTCCTATACTGGCTCCAGTAGCATTACCTCCAGTAGGGCCTGTAGCATCTATTGTAGAGCCTTTAAATTCTACTAAGGCTTCTATACCCCTAATATGAATCCAGTCTGTAAGAGGATTTCTATCCTCTCCTATTTTTACCCATTTATAACCATCGTCAAAGCTTTTGAATTGACCATCAATACCATCTGGAATATATCTTGATACACCACCAAATTCAAAATTACTCTGGCGATTTAGCGATGGGCTTTGAGTGCATAGATAAATTCCATAATTGTTTGGATTGTAACAAATACTTCTACTCGGATCTATATTAGAATTATATGGATAATACACAGATCCAGCCGACCAATCCTTTCTGGGATAGACAGCTGACATATCGTTAGGACTAATTCTAACCCCAAAGAATGATCCATTCGTTGCTATTTTTGATAATCTGTTTGAGTATTTACTATACCCAACATCAGAAACACCAAATCCAAAATAATAATCGTCATATTTAAAAGATGCGTTGATAAAATCAGCCACACTTTTTGTTACTAGTTTTTCTGATTTGTTTGGAGTAGTCATAGTTGCCTACTATTTATTCAACTTAAAGTTACGGCTATATTACTTGGAGTTACTTTGGAAACACTTGTTAGTTGACTTGTAATTAGTTCTTGTTCTTTAATCAAATTCATATTGAATCCCATTGGTTTAAGCATAGAAATAAAATCATCTTGATATTTTTCATTTATCAAAGATAAAAGCAAAATAGAAAATTCTTGATAATTAACCCCATCTGTAATTGTCTTATCGTTCAATTGAGAAGAGTTTAACACAAAAGTTTCATCTACCCCAAGAATAAATCTATAATTATTATCTGGAAATAATGTTTTTAGAAAATAATCATAAGAGCTTTTATTACCTTTATTTGAAATAAATCTACTCTTATTGGAAATTAAAAATTCTCTTAGTTCTGTTTTTTTAGTATCATAAAAATCTTCAAAGTCAAAATCAGCAAATAATGAATTATAATATTCCTTTATTGATTCTTCGTTAGTAAAAAATATATTTTGAAGATGCTCGTAATTTGGATATAAATTAAGACCATTTTTAGAAAAGTAAAAATTATAAAATTCTTGTATTAGTTCAATAATTTTTACATTTACGTTTGTTTTTGATTCTTTAATTATCCACTTTGGAAATTGATCTTCTATAAAATATTTAAAATTTAAATCATTTCTTACAAGACTATTAAAATTATAATCCGATTTTAGCTGAGATAAAACATACTCAGCAGCAGTATTAAAATCATACTGGCTTGGGGTTTTTTCCTCTGCTATTGTTGGATTGAAAAAGATTATCATGTTATTGTTATGGTGTTAACTTCATATGCAACAGCCATATTATTAATGGGATTGATCGAATCTACACTAGGAGTAATAGTAATATCAAATTCTTCAGATGGATCTACAGTATCATAGAACATTATAAAACCACTAGTTGTATTAAATACTCCGACTTTATCATTTACCAATGAGTCATTTGTTAAATAAGCTCCAATATACTTAAAGCCATTTAACTCAGGCACATTAACTGATGTTGATTTGAATTTTACTTTACTTGTAGAAAGATTTGTAGATACCAATTCTGTTTCAAAACTTGTTATTCCGTTATAGAAATAAACAGTTTTATCAATATCTAAGTCTAATGTTTTTGATAAAGTAATTGTTATATTTGAATCTTTTACACTCAAACCTGGATCTGTTTCAGATGCTAAAATGATTAAATCAGATTTACTTAAAGAATTGTTGAATCTGTTTGTTCCATATGCATCTTCTATGTTTTTTTCATAATTATTTCTTATTTGTGTTACGCTTCTATTTGTCTTTTTGGTATCTCTTGAACCAGTTATGGTTATAGAACCTGTAAAATTTTGGCTTTTTTGATACTCAATAGATAAACCATATATTGCTTTATTTTGCAATATGCTCTTTATCGCAGTCACATTTTCATCTTCAACGCCCAAATTAATTATAGAAAAATAAATTTTTCCATAATTGTTGTTATAATTTTGACCGTCAAAAACTGATATTTTATTGCTTATATCCGTGTAACTAGTTAAATATCCAGATGAAATTATTGCAGCTTCTATATCAGATTTTGTCACTAAAGCATTATATCCATAATATCTTGGAGCAATATATTTTAAATATTTTAAATCTGGATTATCAAATCCTCCACTAGAAATATTAGATGTTACAGTTATATTAGTTGGTAAAGAACTAGAATCGTTTGAAATAAGCTCATTGACTAATGTATCATTTGCTCTAGATCCGGAAGATACAACATAAGAAAGTAAAACTGTATCAGTTAGTTCTACGGATTTACCTATAGAATTTATATTCTGATCTTGATAATTTTTACCAAACTTTATGTAATAATTATTGCCTTTTTTTACTGTAAAGAATATTTTACTTCCCTCATCTGTATTCTTTATTGGATTATTTGTGGAGTTCGTCCAATATACCCCATTAACAGAAACACATATTGTTCTAATATCAACTTTAGAATCATTTATTTTATATTCTTGATTTTCGTCAATTGTTATTGGCAAATTTTTTACTAAACTGTCACCCGCATAAAAGGGTAAGGTGGTGGTTGTATCTAGGGTTAACGTATCACCAAGATAATAAAAATTATAATATATTCCACTATTTCTATTTTTACCTCTGGCAATAGCAAACTTATCAATTTTTGCAATAGTTCCACTTGTTTTATTGAATGTAACTAACGATAAAGAAGAATTAGAATTTTGTGGAGTAAATCCAACTACCTGAAGTAATTTTGAGATAGAATCATTTCTTTGTGCAGTAGAAATAAACGATTCTTTGTATACTACATGTAGATAATGCAACCATATCAGAGTATTATAGCTGAATAGATCAACAAGCATCTTTATGGCAGTACCATCAGAATCTAAATCATACTGCTTTCCAATATCTGTTGATTTTAAATAATCAATTAGATTTTGTTTTAATGCTTCTTTGTCTAAATCTACTAAATTGATTGCATAATTCATAAAATTATTTATCTAAAATAAACTTATATGTATTTGTCGATTGATTTTTAATGTTTTGATCAAAAATACTATACTTTACTTCGCAGTTTGCAGTTCTACTAGTAGTATCAAGTTTCAAACTAACATTCTTTATAGAAGGTATGGTTTTATTTATTATAGAAATTAATGTTTGTAAGCTAGTTCCCCTAATAAACTTATTAGTTTCATATTTTAAAGAATTTAAAGATGTATTATAAAATTTATCTGCCAATCTAAAATCACCATTTTCTTTATTGAGAATGACTTTTATTTGTTGATTAGTAAAAGCATTTTTAGAAACAGACAACAATGCTTCGTTTGATGTATAACCAAGAATATGTAAATCTTTTTTGTATTCCATATATTATTTATTTTTGTATTGTTTCCAAAATAGAAATATTTGAAGTATTTGTACTATAGAATGGTGAATTAGCACCCACAAATACTCTACTTAAAACTAATGTTGTTTCGAAATGTCTATCTTTAAATATTCTGTGAGTGGCAGAAACTATGAACCAATCTCCATGAAGTTTACCATATCTCATAGAAAATTGAGGATTTGGGTCATCTACTATAAATACCTTTTTTCCTGGTTTTAAATTGAAATTTCCTTCTACATTAATTTCTACTTTTATAGAATTTAAAAAAGCCATAAAAGCTTTCCTCATAAGAGGAGTCTCATACGGCGTATTCCAAAAAGTAGAGTGTTTTAAAGCTACAGTTAGTATTTTATGGAAATTTTTTCCTATGTAAGGACAATTGCAGCTGAAAGGAGAATTTGGTTCGTGATAAAAACACCCAAGATAACTATCGTCTAATTTTTTACTTAATTCATCGCAAAATTTAGTTTTTACGAACGCACATGTTAAAGTACATCCGCCTGGTTCTGGAATTTCTTCCCAAAAATCAAGTCCTGTTGGGTTCCCTTGGCCATCAACTCCACTTTGGGTTTTTTCAGAAGGTCTTAATTTTGCAACCATTTGAATAGTCTCACCGCCACCAATAGTCCATCCAGCAAAGAAGTTATTAAGACACTCTTCTACACTTCTGGGCTGATATCCATATATTGCTAATGGATTAGCGCAAACATATTCTTTATTTTCCATGTGCTCTTCTTCGACAACAGTTATGTCGATTGGAGTCACTGCAATAGTTTTATTTAAAAATACATTTTTAGACATATTTTAACCTGTTCTGCATTCTTCGCATTGTCCTTCAATAGAATTTGGAACATCGAAGTAGTATATTACTGGTGATGCTTTTAAATCTGCTGGAGACATGCTTAATCCTTGAATATCCTTTAAACTGACCTGATACATTTTTACTACTAAACCATTTAATACATGTATACAAGGAGTAGCTGCTTTTGGCATAAACCCTACTGGTATTATTTTATTTCCTAATGGGAAATTTACTGCTTTCATATTAACTCCAGGACCAGAAAATTGTCTTGGACCAATACCAGAAATAGTAATTTCGTTATTGGTCAACTCATTAATATTAAATGCTGGAAAATAATCAACAGTGCTAATAAATGTAAAACCAGTTGTTACTCCAAAAAATCCTCCAGATCTAGCATTATTAGGAATAAAAATATCAAAATAAGGATGAGTAAAGGGAAAATTAACTCCAGTAGATCCTGTAATTGGATTTACTGGATATCCACATGTGCATCCAGTTTGGTCTTCTTCTCCAATAATTAAACTCGGAAATACTTGTATAGCTGTGCCGCCTGATACTCCAATATATTCTTTTGGTACAAATTCTACTTCTTTCCAAGCATATTGAAAAGCTTTTGCTTTTTCTGGAGCATCAAAAACCTCAACTGTTGATGAATCTAAAGCTGTTGCACCAAGTATTAAGGCGTAAAATTCTTCATCTCTATCATTTATGCAGCATACATTATATTTGAAAATATTCCATTTTTCTTTTAAATTTCTCAAATCATAGTATTGTTGAGCTGCCGCCGAAATACCATTTTTAATATCAATGAACAATTGAGCTATATTTTTATTTACTGTTATTGTTCTAGGATTTTCGGGACTTTCACTTAACTCTGGATCAAAATTTGGATTTTGTTCTATTTTTGAATCTATTGGATTTAATTCTTCAATATCAAACATAGACTGCCATTGAGTATATGATCTTCTTGAGCTAGTATTACTCTGAAGAGTATTTCCTTGCTCTGAGTATAAGCTATAAGATGGTTCATTAAAATATGAATTAAAATACGTGTAATCCAAATAACCCCATTTTTGATCATCATAAAATCTTTTTGGGATTATAGATGAAGAAAATGTTCCTCCTACGATAGGAAAAACATCAAATGCTATATTCTTAAATGGATCTAATAAATCTGGTTTTGTTACTGTAGAAGTCCAAAAATTAACATCTTGACCTGGATCCTCAAATAAATATTTTCCGGTTTTTGAAATTGGTTTGTTTATTGCATATTCTATATTTCTAGCTGTGTGACCTTTACTATGATCTAAAAAAGTAAAATATGGATTTTCGAAATCTGGATCTATTCTTTCGTAATAAGATAGGAATGCTCCATTATTTTCCATTTCCATAAATGAAATAGCAGGATTAAAATTTACAGAATCTATTTTTATAACATTGAGGAAGTTAAATACCGAATATTTTGCATCTATATTACCATGTTTAAAAACTGCAACTTTTTCATCTTTTATTAGACTATCGTATGTTCTGAAATTTACTCCATTAAAATCTTTCCAGAAAAAAAACTTTGGTCTTCCATCAATATCAACAGCACTCTCAGTTAAATAATTTATAGTATTTAACAGATTAGATTGATCTAACTTTCTTCCAGATGGACACACAGGATTTTTTGGTTTTAACCATGCATAATTACTAGTTGGTTCAAGAATATGTTTTTCGGCTGGAAAAAACGTATTTACTATATTAAACATCCAATCTGGTGTTAGTGGGCTTTGTTCCGTAGGATTACCAAATCCACCAGATGCTCCAACAGAAATTAATTTTATTTCCTCTTCGAAGAAAATAGGTCTTCTATCATTTAAAAAATAAGATACATGAATAAATTTTAATGCTATTAGATTTGGCTGTGTTCTATCAGCGGTATCAGTTACTCTATTTGCCTGATAAACAATATATTGATTACTTTTATCCTCAACACTACCCAAAAGTATAGATGATCCATCAATTTCTAACTGCATATAGATAGAATCTTTTCCGCTTGGATTAAAGTCAGCTAAGAAATCGCCATGATCTCTTATAAGTAATGTCCCAGAAGGAATAATATTTTCTATCGATTCTTCAAGTATAAGTTGCTCAAAAAATCCTCTAGAATTTTCCCCATCTACTATTTTTAATATAACACCAGTTCTATAGTGTTTGATATTTATATAACTTATAGAAACATTACTGTATGCTGCCATTTAAACGATCTCCAATTTCACTTAATTGCTTTTCTAATGGTAAGGTAAATATATCTCTTTTGTTTATATAATTAGATGTTTCACTTATTGAAATAAAATCTCCAGTTGATTGCCCTCCAGTATATCCAGCTACTGGCAATTGCTTACTTACAACTCCGTTATTGTCTATAAATTGTACTGGACTATTTCCAAAATCATCAAAATAAATATTTGATAAAACCATTCCTGTTGAAAATGGAGAAACTATTGGTTTCCATTCATTTCCTATTTTTCTTATAGTTACATAATTTGAGGAATATCCAGAACATATTCCTCTCTGTAAAATTTTAAGTTTATTTAATTCTTCGTCTACCTCCGAAATATATGCAAATCTAGTATCTACATTAAATCCAGAAGTAGTGCTGCTTGATTTATTTACAATTATATCTCCTGCCATAAAACAAGTACCGCATAGTCCTTGCATTGCAGATTTAAATTTATCAATAACTGTATCCAATTCATTTGAAGATGGTGGTAATTCTATAAAAGGATTCAGTATATTCGATGTATATAAAGGAATATAATAATATTCTGAATATTTAAATTTCAATACTGACAAATTATCTAATAGATAACCCTCTGAATGTTTTTCAGAATAAAAATCAGAATTTATATTAGAAAAATCATAATCTAAGTTGAATTCCACAACTTCTTTTTCTACACCATCAAAAGAATATTTACCAGTTTTAAATTCTTTAAACACATGTTATTTATAAACAAGTGGGTACTCCAGTACCAGAAGCATATTCAGATTTACTAACAAGTCTACCACTAGCATCAACCGCAGCAGTTTCAAATTCTTTAAAGACTAAAGTTAAAGAAGTTGCAACTGGCTGACCGGATGAATAATGTGTAGCTCTTTGTTCCGTTATTGGCATTTTATTTGCTTCTACCGATGCTAATATGCAAACCATTGGACTTCCGAGCCAAGCTCTTGTTAAGTCACACGAATCCTCTGCGTAATCCCCAGCAGTAGCTATAAAAATATGCCAAAGTGGAGGTGGTGTTACTCTTTCTGGAACTGATGCATAATAAGGATAAGAATTCAGAA